GCAGATCCTGTTTCACGAATTGGTCGAAAATATACAAAAAACTCGAAGAAGTGAAATATGAGAAAGATACGAGCATTGATTTTTTTGCAGAAAATGACCTCAGGATATACTTTTTGATTATAATAACCAACAATTACTTCTTTATGACCTAAGGAATGTCAGAGTTTCTCTTACACCTTGAAATATACAAGCGTCTCTTGTTTGCGGCATTATCGTGTTCGTTTACCCATACAGATATCCTATGACGTTTTACGTGCAAATGATTGTCTTCGAATCTACAATCGGGAGCAAAATCAACATCTTCCCCAAGGATCTCTACGAATTTTTGTTTAACACTCTCAATCGAATCGAAATATCCGAAAGATTGAACATTCGAGTCGAAGTAACGGCAATATTGAATTTCAAACATAGTTTATACTTATATCATAGATTTCTAGTAACCATTTTCGAATATTATTTATATGACATAAACTAGTCAAGATGAATAAAAGTTTCAATGTGGATCTCTTAAGACAAAAATACAACAGTGAGGTCTCATCAATGTATCAATATCTGCGTGTATTACATGGAAATTCAAATATTACTTTGAAATCCAAATTTTGTGAAATCTTTGGGTGGAATTGGAAGGATCTTTTTGAAAACCTGTGTTCTAATGTGAATCTCATCAACCATAAGCGTATTCCTATCGTCGTCTATTACGAAGACAACGAAGGAATCAAAGGATTTTGTGTATTGAATGTTCATTTAGATTGTGCAGAAATTCTCTGGTTTTGTTCTTACGAACAAAGAAATGGGTTTGGCTCTATACTTTGGGATCATGTTGTGGAATTTATCAAAATGATCGGAAAATCCATTATATTTGTGCACTCGACAGAAGATTCCCTGATATTTTGGATCAAACGAAGAAATGTGAGATGTGTTTGTAATCAATACGGAATTGTCGAGAATAAGTGTAAGGAAATTTGTAATCGAATGGGAATAAAAGTCATGAATAACATAGAATTTTCTCCATATAGAAAATATTACAAAACTAGCAAGTTTCTATGGGATTATCAAGCGAATGAATCGAAATACGTGATAATCGATTTATACTCTTGAAAAAATGAAAAATGATTCACAAATGATATTCAAGTCGATATTGAAAAATGTATGAAGATTTGATAAATTCGTTCAAAACTTCGGTATCCGTCCAAGAGAAAGATGAAACTTCGAACAGATTCTGCACACATTGTAACGAGCATGGTGTTTTGAATGGTAATGTATACGAGTGTCCATCTTGTGGCCAAGTATTGAATGAACTTTTCATCAACACTGATGTTGATTGGACTGACTATAATTCAACCGGTGATTTTACAATGTCTAACGCAAGGGCAACAAGTATTGATACGTATATGCCCCAAGTTTCAATGAGCACTTCGATGATTGGAGCTTCTTCTATCAGTGATTATCGTCTCAAAAAAGTCCATAAATGGATTTCAATGCCGTATCGCGAAAAATCTTTGAGCAAAGTCTTCAAACTAATCAATCATAAGATCAACGAAGCAAATCTGAATAAGAATGTTTTGAATACATCTAAAGCATATTACAATAAAATTTCCATGTTATCATCAACTCGAGGAATGATACGTCAAGGCATGATTGCTTCTTGCGTTTATACTGCGTGTAAATCTTGTAATTGCCCTAGGTCCCCAAGTGAGATTGCAATCTTGTTTGATATGAAAAAGAGTGATTTTTCCAGAGGTCTTAAAAGGTTTGGCGAAATATTCAGGCGACTTGGTATCAACAATGACAAAGAAATTCAGAATTTGAACAGTTATTTTGATAGATTTATCAATAGACTTGCCATAAAACAGAAGTTGAATGAAAAAGACGAAAAGAGTTTACAGCAGGAATGCTTCAATCACCCAATGTTTAACATCAACGGAAATTACATAACAAATATTGCACTAATCATATTGAATTGCTCATTGAAACTCGAATTGAACATTGAAATTGACGATGTCGCAGATGTTGCGCAAGTATCGAAATTCACAATATCTAAACACTTTAAGGAAGTATGTCAAGAATTCAAGTGTGTTTGAACTTTACATTGTATTTTTCGGTGACTTCCGTATCAACTTTTCTTGTGTTCCCACCCATAATGTAACTATAGACTCTTGCATACGCCCAAGACTGACTTGATTGATTTGGTCTTGAACCTCCTGTAAAATAGGCCGCCGCACCTTTATTGTAAACCTCTTTTAAAGCCTTTTCGGAGATCCCTGAAACCTTTGATATGTTTTTTAAAGTCTTTCCGCCTTTAAGTTTTACGATTTCATCACCATATTCGCGATCAAATTTAGCTGTCCACGTCGATTTTCTTGCTTTTCTTGATTTGATCTGCGGTCTCTTTTTCCCTTCGAAAATTGATTTGATCTGTTTGTTCAAATCACTTCCTTTCAAATTACTCAAGTATCTCTTAGGCAATCGTCGAGTTTTCCCTTTGTATGAAACAAGTGTGTTATTGAATCTCATATTATTATATATCACATAATAAAATGAAATTATTGTCCATAGATGTTGGCATCAACAATCTATCATACGTAATCATGAGTATCAATTCAGAAGATAATTTCACTATACAAACTTGGCAAAATCTCGATATCAATCGTAACTTTGAAGATCTTCATTACGTCTCTTCAAAATACCTGCATTTATCCAAGCCGGAGTTGATTGAATGTTGTTCTATTAACGAGATTGAACTTGACGAGAAAGAGACTTCAAAAGTTATCAAGGAGAAAATCAAAAGTCTATTGAAACTCAAAAATATCAAGAAGACGAATCAAATCGATTACAAAAAAACCCTTGTTAATCTCAAGAAACATTTCGATGAGATTCCGATTGACGAAATGACGCACATTGTTATCGAGAATCAACCAGTATTGAAGAATCCTAAAATGAAATCGATACAAATGATTCTGTTTACTTACCTTCAATTGAAATTTCCTGAGATCAATGTTGATTTCATCAATGCCGGAGAAAAATTGAAATATTGTAAGAAGAGGAGTCTTATTGAATCTATTCCAAGATCTTATAAGGAAAACAAGAAAACATCTATCGAAGTTGTGTCGAAATTAATAAGAGACGTGTCAGAACTTTCAAACAAATTCGAGATCGAAAAGAAAAAGGATGACCTTGCAGATGTTATTTTACAAGGACTTGCGTATCATTCAATCAAGTGCGTTTAAAAACATATAAAAATAAACTATCAACTTATAATACAAACTATGTCCCTCGACGAACTGAATGTTGAAGAAATTAATTTTGACGTAGGTCTGATGAATGACCAACCAAATGACGAAGATAACGAGTTCGATCTTTTGATAGATCCTGGAAAATCTCGCCCCGCATCACCCGAAAACAATGTAGAAATGACCGTATCAAACGAAATTCCTTTCAAAAGTATCGATACTAAAAAAGATGATGATGATATCAAGATAAATTTTTCAGTCGAGAGAGAGAACGACTCTACTTCGGCGTTCAAACCTGCTTTTCAGCGTGCTCAAGACATTGGATCTCGCCCAGTTTATCATACCGAGAATAACGCTGAAAAGCAAGATTTACTGTTCAAGCTCAAGCGTCTTGAGTCCAAGGGAATTCCTTTAAGTAAGCATTATTCTAGACATGATTCGGTCATTGAAATGCGCGACGAATACGAGCGTATTAAATCGCAGCGCGATCTCGAGGCCTCTATTAAGTTTCAGCGAAAGACACTTATGATGGCAACAAGCGGCACAGAATTTGTGAATAAAAGATTTGATCCGTTTGGTCTTAAACTTAATGGCTGGTCCGAGAGCGTAGGCGAGGGTATCGATGATTATGATGATGTATTTGAAGAGCTACATGAAAAGTACAAAGGCAAGGCTCAAATGGCTCCTGAGATCAAACTAATGATGATGATTGGAGGTTCTGCAGCGATGTTTCATATGTCCGCCAAGCTTTTTGGTAACTCCGACCAGAATGTCCAGGATATCATGAAAAATAATCCAGATTTGAAACGTCAGTTTGCGGAGGCGGCAATCCGCAATGAATTAAACAATGGTAATCAGAATCCATCTTACAATGATCAGCCTATCGCCAAGCCTTCATTCGATCCCGATGAAACGGTTATGGCTCCTCCAGATGATGTAGATATTGACCGTATTTTAAGATCGATCGATCAGATTTCACCGTCGGATCCCGAACCAGTCAAGCCTATATCCAAAAATGTTGAACCCGTCGTTTCTAAGAAAAAACGTGGGCGCCCTAAGAAAGTTCGCCCCGAAACCAAGAGTTTCGCTTTAAACATTTAATCGAGATTTGCGTTTGAAACATAATCTAAAAATATTTCATTGAACTAATGGAATTTTACACACAACTCGAGAAAATTGAGAAGATGATCGAGATTAAAACTCAGTTGCAAGTTTATGGTCTATCCAACCACGAAAACATGAAAAAATTTGATGAAATCGTTCAAAAGTATGTGAAAGATGGCGAAGAATTCACGGGAAAAATAAAATTACATGGAACGAATCGAATCATGAATATAAAATTTAGAAATAAGAAGAAATGGTCGATTGACTGTCATCTTCTGTATGATAAAAATGCTTAATTCAAGTAAGAATCCAAATTTACAATACACACAAAACTACACACAAAACTACACACAAAACTACACACAAAACTACACACAAAATTACAAAAAAGAAAAAATGGCAAAAGTTATTACTTGATTATTATATATACAATATAATATACATATCAATTGAACAAGCAAAAATGTCATTCGGATGTGAGAATAACGAGTCGATCGATTCTTTCTTAGATACGCAAAAGCAAAAGCGAACGTCAAATATTGACGGTATGCGGACGCCTGAAAGGCAGACTACTCGCAACGAAGAACGACTGAAAAGTGTGCTATTGCGCCCGTCTAAGGTACTTCTCTCTCAGCAAATTTCGCTGGATTACGATGACCCTCGCTTTATTGAGTAATTTATTATACTAATAAACCCTATGTTGGATTTCCCAGTTATTTACTGGTTTTTTTATTATGCACCGCAAAAAAGTAAAAATGATATGAATATTTTTATATATGTGAGTGCTAAGTAAGAATACAAGATAATCATATGATATTCGATAAGAACATTCGCGTTTATCGTAGGTATTTTCGTTTGAAAGCAAAACAGATTATGACCGATGATTTCATTAAAACGAGTACAATTCCACTGATTTCTGATGCTACAGTCATTGATATAAACTCGCATGGTCACCCCAATGTTGAGTATACGCTTCTTACTCACAGCGAATACTATATTTTGACATTCATTTTAATACGTGTGTTACAATATTTCAAGAAGATCAAAAAGTAGAATCATCTTGTCTTTTGAATCGATCAAATTCTTGATAAAAGATGTGTGCTATAATGAAAGTTCCAATCAAATCGTTCTCAAACCAATTTTGAAAATTACAACAACACGCAAAAGTTGTCATTGAAGAAATGTATAGAATTGACATGTGTTTGTGTTTTTTTAGCAATTCAAAGTGGTCCATATATTGAGACGGTGTATGGATGAACATCAAGAATAGGTATACAATGTCTGGATTTAAGACACTCATAGAAACTAACAGCGAAGAAGCAAGCACTCTTTCATTGAAATCATCATCATCAAACATCAACATTTGATGGCGAAAGTGTATTGCTGAAAAGGTCATGAAATATAAGAAACCAAGTCCAGGAAAGACACTGGAAACAAGAGGATATGTTGCGAATGCCTTTATATTGGATTCTACGTAAACTTTCGTAATATTCTTATCGTGTGCGTCGATGACATCGATACACCCATGAGCGGGAACGATTATTGGTAATGCTACTTTTACGAATTCATGGATACTGTTTTGAAGAGTAATTAGAAACATTTCCTTAAATAATCATTGAAAAAAAACATATTGATTTTCAGTCAACATGCCAAGTGAGGTTTACGTTTTAGGTTTTAGCATATAATCTTTCCAATTTTTTACAATGTCACTCAAACTCTCCAGAAGTTTGTCTAGTGAGTCAGTCATTAGTTTTTTCGTGGCATTTATATAGTCATCCGATTCCATGTATGAATCCGTGTCCGTTTCGATTAGTTTGATACGAAAAGCCAACGTATTTTCCAAGGGATGTGTTTCATGATATGACACGTGAGAAATCTCCTTATTGTAAAATAATTCGTACATCATCTCTTGAATCATATATCCAGTCGTAGCAGATTGCTTTTCAAAGACGAATTCGATTCCACGGAAGTTTTCAACCGTATTAATTTGGATATTGTTATCTGAAAGGTCCTTCTGCATTGTATTGAGGAGTTCTCCGATACTAACGAAAGATTTCGTCACTATTTCGGTCGGAGAAACGAGACCAACGGATTCAAGCTTAAATTTGTATGTGTCGTTGTTAGTTTCATCGTTTTTATCTTTTTGGGGAATAGAAACACAAATAGTAGTAGGACTATATTTTGTATGGATAATTCCAGTTCCGACCCTCAATTTGAACTCTACATTCAGTTCTTGAATTTCTTTATCATCGATAATTGTTGGAAACCGTGTAATAAGAATAGGATTTGGTTTTTGAATGAACATATTTTTAAAAACAACCTTTTTTTCGATACCATCGATAACCTCAAACACTTCGATATCATTAGTCGTCACATACGTGGGTTCATTGGGCTTATTTGTCACATGGAGCTTAAAAGTATAGTTAGAGATTAAATCGAATCTTTCAAGAAGAACCGGAATCAATTCGATGCGATGTTTTAGAAACTCATCGTGCAATGAAGTTGTATTGACCTTAAAACTCACTTGATCGAAAGCAGTATTTTGAATATTGCTTAGACAAGTCCGCCGGATAGCATTGACAATAGATTTACTGATATTTTTAATTTCAAATTCAATAGAATTAGAATTATCTTTCTCTTTTAGAGAAGAAAACATGATTGTGTTTTGATGCATACTATATGCTATATATTTTATTTCATCAATCATTTTCTATTTTTTTCTAAGAGATACCCATATATTGCGTTTGAAATCATATAAAAATAAAGACGCTGAAGATAATAAGATGAAAGATTACAGTATATCCGTTTTGACACCAACGACAAGAACAAGGGGTGAATGTCTTAAACTACAAGTAAAAAATATCAAGAATCAGACTTACTCCAGGTTTATCAAAGAATGGATCGTTGTATCATCTGATACATCGTGGAACTTGGAAGACTTTTCTCTTTTAATTTCAGAATTACAGTCAACGACGAAAATCAAAGTTGTTTCGAGATTCTTTATCGATGATACGAATGAAAACATTGAAAACATTGGATTCCTTCGTAATCGATTGAATTCAATGGTTTCCAATCAATCTAATTACATTTTTGCCTTTGATGACGATGACTATTATCATCCTGATTATGTCGAGCATTCTATCAAAGCAATGAACAAGTCTGGTAAAATTGCTGCCGGCTGCACTTCACATATCATGTATGATACAGATTTAAGCTCATTCTTTCAGTTTACAGGATTCTCACAATTCCACACAGTTAACAATTGTCTATCATATCATAGAGATTTTCTGAAAAATCACGAATACAATAACGAAAACACTCACGCAGAAGAGAAATTCTTTCTAAAGGACTTTACATCTGAAATAGTACAGCTTGATCCTTATAAAACAGTGGTTCAAATGGTTCATTCCGCAAACACATATAACAAGAGAAAAATGATCAT